GACTCCGACATATTGTTTCGCTGAAGAACAAATGAACAACGCATCTTATCCATATGATGCTAAAATAATCGCATTGAAGAAAGACCACGATGAACTTAGATCTTAGAGAAATACCTGCTGTTTATATCAATCTTCTACAGGACACTGGTAGAAACAGAGATATGAAAAAACTTTTGAAGAAGTGTGGTTTTAAAACAACATTGAGAATAGATGCAGAGTATACTCCCAATTCGTTAGCAGGATGTTCATTATCACATCATAATGCATTGCATGAGGTTGACCCACCTTTTATAGTTTTTGAAGATGATTGTGCGATAAAAAATTTCCAACCAGAAATAGAAATACCTGATGATGCAGACGCAGTATATCTTGGTATATCCTCATGGGGAAGAATGAATTCTCATTCAGGTCCTTTTGTTCAGTATGAAGAAGTTGATGATGGATTACTTAGAATCTACAATATGTTAAGTGCTCACGCAATTCTGTATTTAAATTCAGATTATATTTCTCTGTGTAGTAAAATATCTGAGCAAGCATTTCATACAGCAGATCATCAAGATATTGGATTCGCAGAGATTCAAAG